GGTCGCATCTTCGCCAGATCCTTAGTCGCCTCGTCATACGCCGCCTTGACCAGGGCCAATCCCTGCTCCCGGGTCTGCGGCATGCCGCGTTCCTGGATCAGGGCCTGGGAGTAGCGACGGACAGCATTCTCCTTGAGGGCGTAGTCAGGGTCCCGCGTGCGGATGTCCGCTTCCCAAGCATCGACGTCCTGGATGATCAGGCTCCGGCCGCGATTGCTGGCCTCCGTTTGAACCGCCTTGGTCTGCTCATTCAGCCGATACTCGGCCTGCGCGGCGCGATGGCGGGTGCGCGTGAGTTCGCGCGCCGCCTCGTCACTGAGCAGCCCGTCATCGACCTGTTTGCGCAGGTCCTGCGGCAGCCGAAGACCCAGCGCCTCCTGCGCCAACCGAACGTAAGGGTCGACGCCTTGCAGGAATGCCTGATAGTCCTGGCGCCGTAGGGACGCGCCGATCGCGAGCAGCATGTTGACGTCATCGGGCGCCAACTGGTTCTGTTCGAGAATGCCTTTGAGCTGGCGGTGCTCAGCGAGTTCCGGCTGCACCGCTTCAAAGGACTGGCGGGCCTGATTGCGCTGTCGCAGCAGGACCTCGAACCGGCGGCGGGTCTCCGGACGTAGCTTGCGGAGTTCGCCTTCGGTCGGGTCAGGCTGGTTCAGATCATCCTGGTCGGTGGAGGCTTGGGATGTGCGGGACGGGTCCTGCCCGCCCGATGCCGGTTTGTCCGGGTCCTTGGCCTCCGAGGTCTCGCCGTCCGCGTCGGAACCTTCTGAGGGGAGGGCGGGGGCCTCGGGCTTCGAGGACACGACCGATTTGACTGCGGCGAGTAGCCCTTCTCGGTCGGACTTATGGCTGGTTTCGCCTGACGAGGGCGACGGGGTGCTGTCGGTGCCTGACGAGGGCGGAGAGCTGTCGGGCGCGCCAGTGGCGGGCGCACCGGTATCGACGCTGGACGGGGCGTCGGAGGCTTGGCCGTCCGGAATGGATGTCGTGGTCTCCGACATCGGGTCGTTCGCCGCTCCTGGTAGAACCAGGAGGCGGAGTATCGCGTCTTGTTGTTGTCCTGTCTATACCGACACAACAAAAGCCAGACACCCAACGGCGGGCGAGGGTTTCATGGCTTATCCCTTTGCGTCAGACAGCTCTCCACGATCCGTTGGATCATTGCGTTCCGGACCGCAGTGTTGTGCTGGAACACCCATGCCGCGACGCCGAGGAACACGATGTTCAGCAGCACGAGGAGTAAGAAGGCCGGCGGAAGCGCCCTTATCAACTTCTCGCTGACCGAGGCCAGCAGTCCAGAGCCATTGGTGGTCTCGCGGTTCATGCCGCCACTTCGATCACCGCGTAAGCGTCCGCGTCATCCGCCGCTGGCCCCGCACCGCCTCTGGCCTGGATCAGCCGACGCGATACCGGATGACCCACCCACTGGTCGTAAGCCCAGAAACCATCATCGGCGTGCTCAATGAAAATCGCCGCATGGGATGCGCCGTCAGTCGTGTTGGCGTAGCAGCCATTGGCGTCAAAGGTCGCGATCGCCGTGCCCGACATGAGACCTTCACAGTCCCATACTGAAGGACCTTCGATCCACAGGCTGGTCTGCGGCAGCCGCGCCGCCGTGCGCACGTAGCTAACACATTGTCCCCGGTGGCGGCCTTCGCCGACCACCTGGCCTATGTATGCCTCCGGATGCGCGGCGACGAACGGCATGCGCGTCAACACTCCTCCAGATAGCGCCGCCAGGCGGCGCGCACCCGTTGCCAGAGTGCGCGCCACCAGCGGATCAACGGTGCGGTGTCGGCTGCGGCAGACCCTGGTCCGGCGCCACGTCGTAGGCGGCACCGCTCCAGCCCGAGTTTGGCTTGTAGACCAGCACCACGATGTCTCCCTCGTGGCCGGCCGGCGGGGGTAGTGTCGTCGGCGGCTCGATCGGCGTGCCGCCCGGCGGCAGCACGATCGGATGCTCCGGGCGCGGTTGTGCTCCCGGCAGCCCCTGGTCAGGATACAGTGGCGGCCCGCCCCAAATGCCGAGCGGCGGCAACACGATCGGGTGCGTCGGCACGCCTGGTGAGATGGCCCCTGGCGGGATGACGATCGGGTGCGAGGGAGATGCCGGTGGTGGTAGCACAATCGGATGCGTCGGAACGCCAGGACCGATTGCGCCAGGCGGGATGACGATCGGATGGGTCGGTGTGCCCGGCGGGAGATAGATCGGGTGTGACGGCGTGCCCGGCGCGATCGCATCGGGCGGGATGACGATGGGATGCTCCGGATAGGGCGGCAACTCCGGCAGCCCTTGGTCAGGATAGGGCGGCGGCGTGACAATCGGGTGGGTCGGGACGCCACCGCTGGACAACGGCGTGATGAGGGCGAGGAATGGTTCAGGCATATGAGGGAGATCCTTTGTTTTGTTGATCAGCGCGACGGTTTGCGTTGCGGCAGCTTGGACAGGTCACGCCCCTTGTCCGCTGCGACGAACTCCCGGGCGACCGACTTCGATGGACCACCCTTCTTCGGCTTGATGCTGCCCGACGCGATGCCGTGCATCAGTCGGGACTGGGCCTTGGACTTGCTGGGCATCGGATGTGTCTCCTACCACCAGCCAAAGCGTGGCCCGCCAAGGATACCCAACAGAACCAACACTAACAAGACAAGCAACAAAACGGACACAAGATTAGGTCCACCGGCATACCAGCCGGAGCGGTAGCCATAGCCCCCGCCGGCCAGGATCAGCACGAGCACGATGATCAGCAGGAGCATGATCATGGCGTGGACACCTCCACGGGCCTCTGCGTTGGGATCGGCGCGGGCACCTGATTGAGGGACTGCACCTGGACCGCCGCCAAGGCATAGGATGACGCCGCCAGATGGCACGAGATGGCGCGCTCCGGGTCGCGCAGCGCCTCCCAATGCCGGGCGTAGCCCAGCATCTCGTTCCCCAGACCGATGAGGATCTCGGCATAGTGGTTCCAGCCGCCCGCCGGCAGCGGCTCCGGTGTCACCTGCGGCCCGACAGAACGTGGCCAGCTGCTCATGGCGTGGGCATCCCTGGGTTGGTCATGGCGCCCCTGGGCATACCGCCGCCCAGGCCAGGACGGTTGCCGTTGGCGCCATAGATCTGAAGCGGCGGCACCCGAGGACCGAGGGAACCTTGGGTGAACGGCGCGGACATCGCATTGGTGGCGCCCACTGGTCCCTGGGCATTCGGGTCTTGTCCGGGACCAGGCGGACGTGGCGGACCCTTCCCGGCGCCCTGCGGACCCTCGGGCGGACCTTGTCCGGGACGAGCATTGCCAGGGGCTTGTCCCGGCTGCGGCGGTGGCTGCGCCATCAGCTGGTTCAACGCCTCCATCGAGGGTAATCCCTCGGCGAACGCCTCGCTGATGTCGATGTCGTCACCCATGCGCCTGATGAGTTGCCGCGCCAGCCATTCGGGCGAGATGCCCGGGATGCGCTGCAACAGAGGCGTCAGCTGCACCAGGGCCTGCACGTCCTCCTGACGGTTGGGCGGCCCGTTGGCGCCCACATCGACCTCCAGGTAGACGTTGTCCGCCACCGCCTGCCGGTCCAGCTGCGGCCACACCGCGCCGGGACCGACCACCTTCTGAGCGGTCTCCTGGGACACGTAGAGCACCAGGATCTCGGACGCCGAGCGGGCCATCTCGGACATCAGGTCGTTGAGGTCGTCGATCACCGAGTTGGTGTCAGTGCCTTGGGAGAACTGCGCGACCGAGACCTCGGTCGCGGTGGCCCCGGACGTGGTCCCCTGGTCCGCCTGGTCGGTCCCCAGGACACGCAGCATGTCCTCGAACACCGGCGCGGTGTCATACACCGCCGGATCAATCGCCGGCATCTTCACCGGCTGGAGCACGTCCTCGATTTTCTGGCCTGGCGCCAACGCGTTGAGTTCGAGAAGCGCGTTCGCCGGGTGGGTCCGCAGCTTGTCCTTGTCCGCCTCCTCCAGGACACCCGCCGCGACGGCAGTCTTCGGCCGGTTGGCCCGGCGGTGCTCGCGCAGGCCCTGGCGGGCGCGGTTCAGCTCCAGCTGCATGTCCCGCATCAGGTCGACGTCGGACTGGGTGAACAGCTTCTTCTCGTCGTAGCCCTCGTTCATCACGAAGGCGAACCAGGGCCAGAACCGGGTGATCTCGGTCTCAGGAGGGGCTGGCTCCTGGAGGAAGTCCTTGTAACCGTCACAGACCACGAACACGTTGCCGTCCTTGCGGTGGTAGATCTCCCACACGCAGGCGCGCATCTGGTCGACGCCGGTGTCATCGCCGCCGCCGGAATTGTAGTGCGCCAGCGAGGTCGGCGCGTATTCGCAGGAAACGCCGTTCTCGTCGTAGGCGGTGTAGCCGCCGCTATCGACGTCGACCATGTAGACTTCCTGGATCTCGTCCGGCGTCATCAGGTATTCCTGCGCCACCCAGTCAGCGCCCAGGAAGCCTTTGAGACTACGACAGCGCGGGTCCGGGATGATCGAGGTGCTGTCCGGGTAGTCGAAGCTGAGACCCTCGCGGACGATGATCTCAGTCTCGGCGGTGAGCGACTGGATCGCCAGCTTGAGTTCCTCGGCATCCGCGCTGTCCGGCAGGATCTCATCGTCCGCCATGTCGGAAGCCAGGCGCTCAATATTGGCCAGCCGCTCGGACATGTCCGCGATGCGCTGCTCGATCTCGGGGTTGAGCTTCATCGCCCGCTGGAAGCCCAGCTTCACGTAGCCCACCCCGGCGATGATCGCGCGGCGGATGGTCATCTTCATGCAGTTCTTGAACGCGTGGGTCTGTTCGCGAATGTTGTAGTCGTAGAGGATTTCCAAGGTCTTGCCGATCCGGTCCATCAGCATGTCGAACTGCTGGACCTTCTGCACGTCCATCAGGATCTGCTGGGTCTGCGGGTCCGGCATCAGCCCATGCTGGGCACCCAGCATCGCCTTCTGCTGCGCCTGGAGCAGCTGCTGCATCGACCCATCCCAGACCGTCGCCACCAGCTTGGGCGTGCGCTTGGCGGCCATGGTGGGGTTGTTGGGGTAGAGTTCCGCCGTGCGCTGAAGCGCATGGCGGATGCAGATATTGGCGATGTAGCGATCATCGCGGGTGTAGGTGTGATCGCCGCGCGGCATGTCCGGCCACTGCCGGCCCTCACAGAACGCCTCGTTCTCGCGCATCCGCTTGAAGTCGGTTTCCCACTTCTTCTTGGCCCGACGCACCCGGTCGCACCAGCGGTTGACCAGCTTCCGCCGTGGCTCGTCAGGATCAGGCGCCTCACGGTTGACGAATTTGTTGCCGGCGGTCGGATCAGGCGGCTGGGCCAATCCCTGCTGAGACATGTCCATGGACATCGCTGCCGGGTCCAGTGTCATGCCGCCAGGGGGCGGCGGTGGCGGCCCTGGAGGAGGACCCATCATGCCCGACATCACCAGCCTCCCGCGCCGAAGCCCTGTTTGACGGAGCGTTCGGCCTGTTCACGCATCATCTTCAGCCACCCGAAGGTGCCCTCGGTGTTCTCCGGGATCTCGGTGCGCACGCCGGCGCCGACCTGGAGCGTGAGGCCCAGGCCCACATAGGCGAGCGTGTCCACGAAGTCGTCATGCTGGTCGAAGGGAAACTTCAAAAGCTGGTCCCGCGCCGCCGGCCACCAAGGGGCGCGCTCCGGGAAGCGCAGCTTGTCCATGGACATGCGGCCCTGGATGGACTGCGCGCGGGTCTGCTTGTCCGCGATCGGCTGCATCTCGATCACCGCGCAATGGGTGTGGGTCTCCAGCATGCGCTTGCGCAGGAAAGGTCCAATGGACTTCGAGATGTGCGACCGCTCAGCCCACCAGAAGACGGGTTTGTAGGCGCGCATCATGCGCAGCATCGCCTCGACGGTCTGTTCGGCGGTCATGCTGCGCCAGACACAGTCCGGCAGCACCCAGATGTTCTCGTCCTTATCCAGTCCAACGCATAGCAAGACGGTCTTGTCGGCGTATTGCTTGAGCGAGACCGCGTGATCGGAGGCGGCGTAGTAGCGCAGGTCGGCCGGCAAATCGTTCGGCCTGTAGGTGTGCAACCAGGAGCTGGAGAAGAAGGTCCCACCGGCCGGGCTGGGGCGGCCCTGATAGAGCGCGGAGAACCCGCGCGCGTCCCGGCGCTGCAAGCCGAGCAAGAAATCCTTGCCGAACCGTCCGGGCCAGAGCGGCGTCCCAGGCTTGCGGTTGAGCGGGTCGCTGCCGTCTTCGAGGGCGAGCGCCGGCAGGTCGATGATGTGCCATTCCTTGGCCTCGTCGGCGTCGTAGTAGGAGTTGAGGGGATCGGTCAGCCGGCCCACCAGGTCGTCCTGATGCCAGCGGGTCTGGATCAGCATGATCCGGCCAGTCTCGTCCATCAGGCGGGACGCGATGACCTGGGTGAACCAGGTCCACAGCGTGTCCCGGATGGTCGGGCTGTCCGCCTCTTGGCGGTCCTTGAGCGGATCATCGATGATCAGCACGTCGCCACCGCGCCCGGTAGTGGTGCCACCTCGGCCCACGAAGGCGAGAATGCCACCCTGAGTGGTCTGAAGCCGGTCGCTCGCCTGGCTGTCGTCCTTCAGCTGGGTGTTCGGGAACACCTGGGCATACTGGGGCGACTGCATGATGTCCCGGACCGCGCGCCCGATGTCCTGGGAGAACTTCTCGTTGTAGGTGCCAAAGATGAGGCTGAGATGCGGGTTCTTCCCGACGAACCAGGCCGGGAACATCTTGGACGCCAGCTCGGTCTTCCCGTGCCGGGGCGGCAGGCTGATGATCAACCGCTTGATCCGCCCCGCCTCCAGCTCCTCGATCGCCGCGCAGATCGACTTATGAAAGTGCTGCGCCTCGTAGCGGCTGAAATCCGGGTCATCCGGCTCATTCGGCGTGGGCCGCATGAGCCGGGTGAACGCCAGCATTTCCTTTTCGGCGTCGAGGATCGCGATCAGCCGCTTGAGGACAAGCTCATACCGTTTCTGGTCCGGCGTCATCAGGCTTCCCTGCTTGGCCCTGGCTCCGAGGCGGGATCAGGCACCGGATCAGGCGCGTTCGGCCCAGGTGGACCCACCCCGGGAATGGAGCCAGGAATAGGATTGGTCGCCGGGTCCAGCGGAGGGTCTACCGGCGGGTTGGTCCCAGGCGGATTGGCGCCGGGATCATATTCAGGCGGGTCCGGCACCGGTGTCGCCGGGTTCTGTCCCTGAGAGCCGTCCTTGCCCGGAGGTTCGTCAACCGGCGAGTTGTAGTCGGACATGACTGGTCTCCTTAGGTCACCGTGAAGTTGTTGGAGGTCTGGGTCGATGCGTAGGGGGCGCTGACCGACGCCGATGCCGAACCGGCCGCCAGAGTGCTGGCGGGGAAGGTCACAGAGAAGGCGCCGGTGACGGCATCGGCGGACACGGTCTGCGTGGCCTTGGTGTTGCCGCTTTGCGCGAGCGACACCGCAACCTGAATGGGCCGGGGCACGCTCGGGTCCGCCGTGGCGGTCCCGGACACCGGGGTGGTCGCGGTCGCCAGCTGGTTAGGCGGGTTGCTGACCGTCAGAATGAGCGCGGTGTTGGTGGCGAGATAGTCCCGCCACGCCTGCTTGAGCACGCGGAACACCGGCGGCGGATGGGGCGCGGGGGCGAGGGCCATCTCAGTCAGCTCCCAAGGGGACCACGTTGTCCTCATCGAGCGCCTGGGCGTCCTCGAAGGTGGTCCGCTGTTCCTGCTGGCGCACCAGCTGATCGGCGAGCGCACGGATCAGCGGGTCGGTGATCCGATGCGGCGCGGGCACGTCGCTGAGCAGCGCCAGCACCTGGTTCCACTGCTGCGCCTGAAGCGTCGCGCTGAGCGGTTCGGTCGGGGGTATCGGGGTCGGCGTCATCGTCTTACCTCCTTGGCAAGCTGCTGCACCGCGCCGGTCAGCAGGGCGAGCATCACCAGCGGGTCGATGGTCCTGAACAGGATCTGGCTCCCAGGCGGCGGCGTGACGTCTGGCACCGCCTCGGGCAGCACCTCGGCAACCTCCTGGGCGACTAGGCCGACGCGCACGGTCGGCGCGTCATCGGCAGCCGGGCTGAAAGTCACGGTCGCTGGGTCGAACCCACGCCAGCGAAACCGCCGCAAGGTCAGGCGGTTCACGGCGGCAAGACAATCAAAGTCGGCAGCCGCGATGTCCTGCTTCAGCCGCTCGTCGGACGCGTAGTTAATGGGACCAAAATCGCTGCCGCTGTCCACGCGAATAAAGACCGCAACTGCGGGGGAATAATAGTAGAACGCAAACGCACTGTTGCTGACTGAGTGGGTGAAAATGTGGGCGCAATGCACGTCACGATTGGCGGTGACATCCTGGGTCGCGAGGAGGTTCGCCGCCTGAAGGGTGCCAGGGGACGTGTCACCGCTCTTGTAGAGGTAGCGCCCATCCGAGGTGCCGGTGTTGTAGAAATTGCCGTTCACCCAGGAATACGTGGCATAGCCTTGGCCATTCACCCAGCCATAGGTCGCGAAGTTTGAATTCACCCAGTTGGTGGAGGCAATGTCAAACTGATAGCCGCCGTCGACATAAAGGTTCAGGTTGCCGTTCCAGCCGAACCCGATCCAGTGACCACTCAGGGCGCTGTAATTGATGCCTAGGGTGCTGTCAGCATAGAAGTGCGGCGCGTGGATGTCGTTGCCGGCGTAAATATTGTTCGACACATGGAAATTGGAGCCGGTGTCGAAATAGCCGAACCAGGTGCCAGCGTAGTTGCCGGCCCCGTCCATGGTGCCGAAATAGAGGGCCGCCCCACCGCCGATGAACATGCCGGCGGCATAGCCCTGATTGGTGTCCCAAACGGTGAAGGAGGGGTTGTTCCCCGCGTTGTAGGACACGATCCGGCCATTGGCGACGTTCAGAGTGCCGGACAAGGTGCCCCCGGTGAGCGGCAGCCGGGTGGCCACACGGTTGTCCACGTATTGCTTGGTCGCCGCTCCCAGTGCTGTGCCTGGGTCCGCCGCCAGGATCAGCGGCCCGGTCAAGGTGCCGCCGGAGAGCGGCAGGCGGGTGGCGACGTTGATGTCCACGTAGTGTTTGGTCGCCGGCTGCAAGTCGAGCCAGGGATCGTTCGCGAGGGTAAGCGGCCCCAAGAGGGTGCCGCCAGTCAGCTGGAGATAACGGGCGTCATTCTGGGCTTGCGTGGTGTAGGTGGCGTCGGTGTAGGTCTGAGTGGGGATCAGATCCCACTCCCCGGCATTGTAGGCGTGCGGCGTGATCGGTGCCTTGGCCCGCTGGAGCTGGCCAGAGGCCACCGCGTAGTCGCCGCCGGCATAGCTGGCGGACGGCGCGTAGTTGCGCACCGCGAGCAGGTCCACCGCCGCCTGGGACGGATTGATCATGCCCAGCTTGAGGTCGGGGAAGTTCAACCACACCTCACCCGAGGGCCGGGTGGTGGTCGCCGGACGCTGGTTGGTGGTGGAGAACCGCTGGGTCTGAAGCCGTGTCGTCATCGCCGTCGCCTCGCCATGATTTTGCCCCAGCCGGTGATCGTCCCGGTGAACACCACTGTCACCCCCAGCGCCACGCCGGTGGTTGCAGCGATCGACACCCGCATCGGTGGGAGAGGCAGGCTCACCTGGGTAATATTGTTACCGACCGGCAGCACCATGTTGCCGCCCAGCTGATCGATTGAGGGCGCGGTGGTGCCACCCGCGTTCAACCATGCCCGCAGGATCGTGGTGTTGTTGTTGGTCAATGTGAAACCCACCGAACCCCAGACGTCCCAGTCACCCTGGGTGAGCGAGAGGGTGGTGAGGACCGCATCCGCGTTGGTGGTCAACGCGAGGGCATTGGTGCTGAGCCGCTGGACGGAAAGGAACTCGCCGATCTGACCCGCCGCAGGGTTGTCGTTCGTCGTGGTGCCAGTGCGGGCCTGAGTGATGTTGATGTAGCTGGCGGGATTGGTGGCGGCGTAGCGGCTGGTGTCCGAGCCATGCACATGATCGGCGCGGGCGAAGCTGGGATTGGTGCCGATCGCCGCCGTGCCGTTCATGAGCGGCGGCGTGGTGGCGGGCTGGACGATGGTGCCGTCGACATACGCCTTGTCCACGGCGTCCGAGGGGTTGACCGGTGGGACCGTCAAGGTGAGGGGACCGTCGATCTCGGCCGGGCCGAGCACCACGAGATGCGCCTCGCCAGGGGGCGAGGGAGCATCCACGGTCAGCGGGCCGGACAACTGGCCGCCGCTGAGCGGTAGATACGGATGGGTCTGCGGCGCCGTGTGCGCGCCCCACTTCTCACCATCCCAGATATAGGCGGCGCCATTGTCGGCGATGATGGTGTCACCGCTGGCTGGATTGGGCGGGAACTCAAACATGGCTGGGGCTTCTCATGCCAGGATCATCGCCAGGGCCTGCTGCGTCACGATGGCCTGCGCGACCGAGGCCCATTGCTCCAGCGCCGCCTGGGTGAGAACCAGCTGCGGATTGCCCAGCGACACCACCGCCCACTGCTCGATCGCCGCCTGGGTGAGCCGTGCATCGGGCGTGCCGGCGCTCCATTGTTCGGCGGCGGCCTGGGTGAGCACTTCAGCGTTAATAGCCGTAGTGCCAGATGGAAACCCGCTGGTGAAGCTCCCAGGCACAGCACCAGCGAAACCCGAGGCACCGAAATTAGCCGTGATGACGCCACCACCGCCGCCGCCTTGTGCGACGGCGTAGACGTCGAACGGACCACCGGGAGGCGCGTAGCCTGCGATATTTAGTCCACCCACACCGGTTGCCGGATTATTGGCGACGTTGTTGTTCCAGTTGCCAGCGGCTCCGTTTCGGAACCAGACCAGCCCGGCCCCCATATCCAGAGCAACACACAGCACCGAACCGTTTGAGATCGTGCCGCCGACGTTGCCGCTGCTGACGCCGTTGTTCCAGATGGCGCCGCCATTGAGAACGATTGTAGACGTGACGGACGCCGCGCCGCCACTAAGGGTGGAAAATACTGTGCCGGCCAAACAAATGCCGACGAGTGTGTTGGTCGTGGTGGTGAACGTGAACTCCCAATAATACTGACCGCTGTAGACCCGATCGATGCTGCGCACGCCGGGGCTGGAACCGCCGAAAGTCGCGACGAGATTGCCACCGCTGAGCGTGGTGTTCGCGGATTTGTCGGATGGGTTCCAGGTTGTGGTCATGCCGCCACGAGCGGCCCGATCTGGGCGTTGTTCACCCCGGTCGCGGTCCACGCCGCTCCCGTGTTCGGGTCGGTGGTATCGGTGCGCCACAACCAGCCCCAGGAGGTGCTGAGCGCGGTCGATGTGCTGGCCACCGTGGTAGCGCCCGACTTGAGCTGCACCGCGCCGTTGCGGGTGCCGGCGTCGGACTTCTCCAGGAACCCGCGCGTGGTCACCGCGATGGTGGAGGCGGGCGTGCCGGAGAGGGCTGCGAGGTTGTAGAAATCCTGGTGGCCCACGGTGCTGTCGTAGACGTATGAGGTGGCGCCGTCCTGCTGGGCTTCGTTGACAAACTCGGCATTACTGCTCGGGGTGATGTTCACAGTGATGGCCATTAGGCTTGTAGCAGCGCCAACGCCGGGGGCGGCTGATGGAAACGAAGCATAAGCGACAGTCGTGCTGGTCCTTCCGGTATTTACGTTGGCGTAATTTACTGAGGCAGTGACGTCATGGCTGATACCAAGCCAATACTGCACGCCCTTGGTGACGGCCACTGGCGTCGAGAACGTGATCGTGTTGCTACCGGATACCGGGTTGTTCAAGACGTTGGCCGATCCCAACACCGCCCCGGGCAGGCCCGCACTATCCGCGAAGATAGCGCCTTTCAAATTGCCGGTGAACGCAGAAGCGAAGCTGACAACGGCGGTGCCTATGGCGCCACTGAACCCCGGTGTGAACGGCGCATAGCGGGATGTGCCGGTAGGATCAGAAACATTGTTGAATATGGCACCCGTAGAAAGGGCTGGAACGGCAGGGCTGACACTGAATTGCGCCGACGCCGTGGTGCTCGGCATCCGCGTGTAGCAGCGCACGTCGCCGACCCACGCCACGCTGACGGCGTCGCTGCGCCAGAGCAGGTCGTCTACCTTGTGCGCGTTCGTGGCACCGAGCGGCGCCGACGCCGACTGCATGCCGATCTGCAGTCGGTTGGCATAGTTGTTCGCGGTGCCGCCACGCGTGTTCAGTGAGGTGGCCGTGAAGTCATTGCTGGTGTTGCCGTTCTTGCGCACCGTGAACGATCCGGTGGTATTGTTGATCACCACCTCGAACTCGAAGGCCGTCCAGGCGGCTGCGGCGAAAGCGCCGGTATAGGTGGCCAGGGTCGTGCCAGCCGGCGTGCCGGAGGTCAACACGACCGCGCCATCGGAACGAAACACGATGCAGCACTGGCCGCTCGCGCCGTCGCATAGTTGCAGATAGAACCCCGAAATCGTTCCGCTCAAGCCTGGCGTCTGGATGAACGCGCAGACAATGTGATGCACCGCATCGTTGCTGCCGCTATTCTTGAACAGCCAAACAGCGTTTAAAACAGCGTTCCCTGCAGCCTGACTGCCTGTGAACCGGCCTGCACTCGGTGCTGCGAAGTTCGTATTCGTGCCACCGTCCCAATAGCCGGAATACATATCGACGTTGGTCGTATACAGATCGAAGCTGTCGCCGAAAATGTATGCCATCGTATCTACACCCTCGCACAGAGCACAGAGATGCCGAGATCGGCGAGCGTGGTGTCCTGGGTGCCGGGAGCCACGATCTGGAGGACATCACCGATCGCCAGGGACCCGCCGCTGCCCGACAGGACACAACTGACATGGCTGGCCGAGGTGATCGTGATGGTGCCGAGCGCGGTGGTGGTGCCGCTGGAGATCTTGTTCAGGGTGAAAATCGCCGGGGCGGCGGTGAGGGTCACGTCGTAGATCTGGGTGCCGGCGAGTGAGGCGGGAACGGTCAGCGCCATCGCCATCGGGATGTTCACGGTGGCGCCGGCGGCGGGCTTGCCGCTGAACGGGAAGGCGATCGGCACCTGGGAGACCTCGACCGGCAGCTGGGCGTAGGTCGCGGTGCCGCCCAATAGCGCGAAGGTGACGGCGGCCCAGGCGGCATTGCGCCGCGCGTAGGCGTTGCCATCGGACGGCGCGTCGATCACGAAGCCTGACTGGTTGGCGGCGACCACCCAGGTGCTGCCGTTGTTGATATACAACTGCATCGACACGGTGTCCCACCAGAGTTCACCGATGGGGAGACCAGTGATGGCTGGCGCCGGGGTGGTGACAAGGGCGACGGCGATACCATTGGAGGCAATGGTGATCCGGCCCTTGGCGTCGATCGTGAGGTTGGGTGTGTGGTAGCTGCCGGCGGTGACGGCGGTGTTGACCAGGCTGGGGCTGGGGAAGGTGCCGGTGAGATCGCCGCCGGCTGCCTGACCATTGAGCAGGCCCGAGGCGTTGGAGACGTCGGTGCTGGTGAGGGTGATCGCGCCAACGCGCGTGTTGAATGATGTCACCCCCGAGCCGGCGGCTTTGGTGTCCACGTAGCTCTTGGTCGCGGCGTCATTGGGGTTGGAGGGGTCCGCCGCCAGGACCAGGACACCGGTCATCGTGTCCCCGGCACGACGGACGGCGTTGTCCGCCGTGGTCTGCGCGGTCGCGATGAGCGCAGCGTTGGCGGCGATCTGGTTGTCGATGTAGTTCTTGGTGCTGGCTTCAGTAAGGGAGACAGGGTCCCGGGAGAGAAACAAGGGTCCCGTCAGGGTCCCTCCTGAAAGGGGGAGGAAACCGCTGACACCGCCCGGCGGGCCAAAACCGAGCGCGACCTGGCCGCCGATGGTGGATCTGACCTCGACCACGTCGCCGACGCTGGGCAGCCCGAGGGTGAGATCCGGCAGCACCGTGACACCCTTGGAGGCGGCCTGGGAGAAGTCGAAGTTCCGGGACATTAGTTCACCCGCACATAGTGATAGGTGTGCAGCGCGGTCGCCGGTCGCCACACGGGGGCGGTGTCGGTGTTGAGCAAGGCGGCCAACCGAGTGCCGGTGATGTCGCGTCCATCGGCCGGCACCCAGTCCGCCGCCCGATCGCCCAGCTCGGCGGCGAATTGGTCGGGGTCCAGCACGGAGGTGAGCATGGTGCCCACCGGACAGACGCAAGCATGGGCGTCAGGTTGTGGGATGGGCGCCGGGCTGGCGTCAGGCAGGGCGAGAAGGGCGCTGGGCGGTGGTTTAGCGAACCAAAGTCCCCAGGCGGTGCCGCCCGGGGTGGGCGCTTCACCGAAGGTGATGGTGTCCCCGGACACGTTGTAGTCGACGCC